TGCGCCCGTGTTAATATTTTGCAGTCGTAAACTGTCGCCCGCCGAAAACAATGACGTATTAACGGTAATTGTTGTAGCGCTAGCGCTATTCATTACAACGCGCGTACCTTTATCGGCGGCTACTAAAACATAGTTAGCGGTCTTAGTCGATACGGTTTGGTTGTAATCGTTTGCTTGTAGCGCGTTCATTTGCGCGGCTGTCAAAATTTGTGCAGCGGTAAACGTTTGAATAGCCATAATTCTTTTATCCTAACTTAATGCGGGTTGGGGTGTAGCGATATCTAAAACGCCGTAGGTTACGTCGTTAAGAATAAAGGTATATACCAGGCTTGTAGGGCTTGTGTAGTAGCGCATAGCGTGGCCGCCGTCAAACGTTATTACGTGTTCTATGCCCTCTACAAACAGTTCCTGGGTGACAGTACCAAACGTTTCGGTTTTAGTTATTTCTATTAAATCGCCTAGTTCTATAACCGCGGCAGCTGCCCGCTGTAAGGCTGTCAAACTGCCAAACCATATACCTACTGACGTATAGCGGGCGGTGGGTTGGGCAACTAAAAGGTAACTGGCCAACGTTGCGGCCTGGGCGTCGCTCGATAAAAGGCTGTCGGTCTGTTCTACTGATTGAGTAAAATATTGGGCTATAGACGTAGCGTCGGTTGCTACCTGGGCTATACCTGTTTCGCGCAATATTGACGCCCTGTTAACCACGTTAGACGCGTCAAAATCTATAGTTAACGCGTTGTAAGGTACGTTGCCAACGTCGGATAATTCTAAGGCAGGGCTACTAAACGTATTAGAAATACGCGGTTGCATTGTTAACACGCCGCTACGTGACAAAAAAATACGGCCTTGTTCGGCTTCGTTTATACGGTTTATGTATGCGGCTACTTGCGTATTGTCGGCTATAAGGTAATTGCCCAGGGTGGCTACAGGGCTTGCCGTAATGCTTGTAGCACCTGTATAGGCAACTTCGGGGCGCGCTAAAACTGTCGATAAACGGGCGGCGCTAGTTTCGGCGCTAGGTGTAAACGTGGCTAATGCTGTACGGCTTAATAGATAAAAGTCGTCGGCGCAAACTACCGTTACTTCGTCTAACGCGCCCAACGTGTAGCGGTAGTCGTAGTTAGTGACACGCCCAACAAATAGGTATTGCCCGTTACGTGATACGCGCACAATACGCAACGGCGCTAGGCCTGGCATATCTTGGGCGCTGTCGTAGTAAATACTTAAATCGTTTAATGGGTTTAGGTTTTGGTCTAATGCGTATTCTTTCATTGTAAAACTGCACGTACCCGCTTGCGTTGTTTGGTCTGTTGTTCGTTGACGCCCGCGCCTAATATTCACTGTTTCAACGTAAGTAGTAATATCGGCAAAATCTGTTGTACCGTCTAGCACGTAATCGGGATTATCTAAAACCCCTCTAATAGCGTCGTCAAGCTCGAAACCGTTAACTACGGCGCCCGTGTCCAGCTCTACCAGGTAGTCGGGGCCACCGTTAATTAACGCGGTAGCCACTATGCAACCTGAATATTTGCGGGGCCGTTAAGTAAATTGAATTGGCGAATACTGTTTACAACGGCTTTACCAATGTCGGCGCTAGACGCTAAACCGCCGTTTACGTTAATAACAAAACTGCCGCCGCCGCCAGGCCCATTAAAATTAGTATCGGGTCGGCCAATAGGGGCGGCAGCCGGCATAGAAATAGCGTCGTTAAATCCTGCCGAAATGCCTTTAACGTCTGCCAATTTAAGGCCCTTGCTTGCTAGTCGCGCTTGGGCTATAGCAAACGCGGCTTCAACGCCTCTTAAATATTGTTGGGCGTTTGATACGCCCGCGCCGTACCATTGTTGGGCTGCGGATTGACCGATTAAATCGGCTGCTTTTTTGGCGCTGTCTACCAGCGCGTTAGTTTCGTCGATAGCGGTTTGGCCGCCTTTAATCAGTTCGGCAGCAATAGCCGCGCCGCTTTCCCCGCCTGCAGCTAGTACCGCTGCTAAAGCGTCTTTAGATAAATTCATTTTTAGCAACGCTTCAACGTCGGCGCCGTACTTGGCTATCCCTGCTACTTGGTCACGTAGACCGGACAAAAACCCCGCGCCTGTTTCGTCGCCTGCGTCTTTAGCGTCTTTAAAACTAAACGCGTCTTGCAAACCTTTAGACACGCTTCCAGCGAAATCGTCAAACGCGCCCTGGGCGTCCTCTAATCCTTTTTTAGCTGCGTCTAATGCTTTTGTTAAATCGTCTTGTAATGCTTTAGCGGCGTCTTTAACTGTGCTATCAACCTTTTTAGCGCCGCCGCTTACCTTGTCTAACTGTTCGGCTACTGGCCCTAACTTTATACCTAAAGCTTCTGCCTGGCCGCTTAACCTGTCTGCCGCTGCGCCGTTACGTTTAGTTTGCGCTTCGTTTTCGTTCATTACATCAGTTAAATCTTGTATATACATACCGTTCGCTTGCAATTCCAAACCTAATAAAATTTGGCTTTCCGAAAGACTTTTGCCAACTTGATTAAATTTTGGTATGAATTGAATAAAACCTAAAGTAATTAACGTAAGCGAGTTCATTACGTCTATTGCCATATTGGTAAATGCAAGCGAAACGGCAATACCAAAACGTTTTACATACGCGCCAGTTACGCCCATGTTGTCTAAAAACACTTCGAGCGCGCCGCCGATACCTTTTGAACCTAAAGCGTCAATAGCTTTAGCCGCTGCGTCGGGTAATAGTCCTATGGCGTCTTTAACGTATTTGTTATTTAAAATTGCGTAGCCAATAGTTTCGTTAAGTTCACTCCAAACAGTGCCCAGGCGTTTTAGTTGCCCTTCATAAGTGTTAGCGGCTGCAGCTGCAGCACCGCCAAACTGTTTAGTTAATTCGTCTTGTGCCTTGCCAAAATCTTTAGTTTTAATAATGTTGGGGTCGAGCGCTATTCCCAGTTTTGTTAAACCTGCCAAATTGCCGTTAAATGCCTTGCCCAATGCCAACGACACGGTTTCTAAATCGCGGCCAGTACCTGCCGAAATATCCATAGCAAGCCCTAGTAGGTCTTGTCCGGTAGTTAAATCATTTGTTGCACGTACCAGCGAACCCAGCGCGGGGCGTAATTGGTCATCTGCGACGCCTGTAGCAAATTGCATTTGTTTTACAAATTCTTCAGTTGCCGCGATAGTCATACGCGACGCGCCCGTAGTGTTTTCTAATTGCTTGGCTAATAGCGCTTGGCTTTTTTGGTCTTCGATAGCGGCGTTAATTGCCTTGCCTAAACCTGCAACTACTAACGCGGTTGAAGCTGCAAACGCGGCTCCTACTAATACGCCTGTTTTGCCGAATTTGCCAAACGCTTTTTCGGCTTGCGAAATGCCTTTATCTGCAAAAGACGTAATAATTGGGATATTTATACCAGCCATTAGCGAACCTTCATTTGACGGTTTGTAATTACCATGACTTGTTCTACTACTTTAAGTACGTCGGCGGTAACGGTAGGCCTGTTTTTTTCTACGGCAACGTCAATAACGCGCGGCTGGTTGCCTTCCTCTACGGTCAAGTTTGTAACAAATTGGCTACTTGTGTTACGGCCTGCATGGTCATAGATGACGCCTGCAGCGTCGGCGCTTTGTACGGTCATTAAACGATAAGGCTTGGCGCCAAATACAACTTGTTCGGTATAGCCGCCCCTGTCGAAATTTACGTAACGTTCTTTACTTCCACGTACGCCAACCTTAATTTTGAAACCTTTTTGTACGGCGTCGGTACGCCACGTAGTTTCGCGGCCTTTAACTAGGTTGCCTCGAACCATGCCCGATAGTGGGGCGCCGTTGCCTTTTGAATTGGGGTAACTTGCCACCATTTGGCGGGCTTCACTTAAAATAGACGCTCCAGCGTTCTTAATTTGTTTAGTCACTAAACGCCGATATTTAGGGTCAATGTCGTTTAACAATTTTAGGGTTTCTTGGATACCCTCAATTTGTAACGGTAGTTGGGCCACGGCGTTTACTTTCGTTGTTTGTTGTTATCCGATAATACAGCAACGACGGTAGCCAGGTCGTCTATGTCAAACGGTATAGACGGGGGCCACCACGAAATGGCTACCAGTAGTTCACATAACTGGCGGGCGTGGGTGCCCCTTAGGTGGGGTTTACGGCCTCGGTGTCGACTACTTCAATGTTTGTTAAGCCTTTAACGAACGTGTCAAACTCTGCAGGTACAACAATTTTGTTTAACTTGGACGCTTCATACGCCATAAATGCTAAATCCTCTACGCCGATACCTGCGGCCATGTCGGAAGCTTTACGTTTGTATTTGCGTTCCCACAAAATAATAACGTATAGGTTTGTTACCACCTCATAGGCGGTATCGGCTGTTTCTACTTTTAGCGTTAGTTTCATTGTTGCCTTTTGTGTCGGGCCTTTGCAGGCGTTTAATTAAACTTCGACGACGCTATAAATTCCTCCGGTGAAAACCACCGAAATTTGGCCAAGGCTGCCCAAGGCCATTTCGTATGGCAAGGCCTCTAGATAGGCCCCCGTTAGTGTCATGGTTGGATTGGTAGCTGTGCCTGGGCTTGTTGCGCTTGCAGACCACGAAACCGTTGTAGAGGTGCCGACCAAATTTTTTAGAGTGGCATAAGTTTCACTAGCGGCAAATGACAGATAAAGGTCAAGCGACAACGTGGAATTTTCAAGGCCTGCGACATACACGCGGGAACCTGAACCAAAAGCGGTACTTTCTAGCGCCTCAATAGTGCGCGTAAAAGTAAGACCGTGGCATTGGTCTTGAAGCGAAATGCTGTTAACGGTTACGTTTGGTGATGAAAGATATGTGCTGGTAGCCATGGGCTTTACTCCTCGTTTGTGTCTGTCTTAGTTTTAGCACCTTTAGGCGCCTTGGTGGGGGATTGAATAATAAAACCGCCTGCTACCAGCGCTTCGACGTTAACGCCGTCTACTGGTTCGTATGTGTCGCCAGGCGTACCGATACGGGGGCTAACTATTTCGTATTTCATATGCACCTATTCTAGGCGGTTGCCTGGGCTTGTAGGGTTATCGTCAAGTCATAGGCGGGTAGTTCGCTTCCGCCGATAATTGCGACAGTTGGGCGGCCGTCGGTTACGCCAATTTTCTTGGTAACTACTTTACTAGCCAAGTTGAGTAGTGACCGTTGCGCGTCAAGGTTGCCAGGCCCTAACGTAATAATGCGTATTGGAAACGTCATTTCTACAACGTTATTTGAATACACGGTAAACGTAGGGGCGTCTATAAACGCGCAAGGCGGTACAAGGTTACGGGGGTCTGTTACTACCTGTAGCCCTGTAATGGTCGTTAGCGACGCTGCTAGGTCGTCTAGCGCCTCGTTAAACAGGTCT